TTGATAATGATGAAACCTAGCACACCTCCTGTTCAAGGAAGTCCAATTAATTCTGGAAACCAGAAACAATCGAACTGTCCTCAGGACTAAAGGGTCCCTTCAGAGATTTCTCTCCGAAGATATCCCTTAGTCTAGCAGCCTCCGTCTTGAATAACAACATACGGACCCAAAAGGATCTGTACGTCCTATTCTGCGGAGGATGCTCGAGTAAGTAAGCTTGTTTACGAGTAACCACAATTAATTCCTTTCGCTAAAAGCAGCGTAGGAAAGGACTTCTCCCAGCTCATCAGGCGTTATTTCGAACGACCTGTCGAGACCAAGATGGGTCCAATCTTCTACTCTGAAGGTTAGATCCTTTTCTTGTCCTCTTGCCAGCAGTAAAGCTGACAGGAGACGTCTCGACTGATCGGCCAAAATTAAGCCGAGCAGGGTAACAAGAGGGCTCCCATGAAAAGCCATCACTGGCTTTTCGGGTGTCAACGAATTCAGACGAAATCCTAGCTTTTTCAGGATTTCGCTTGCTGGCAAAGAAATCCAGCAACGTTGACCATCCCTCGCGTGTCTCTTTTCGAGTTCTAGTCCTAACGGACCAGACTCGGACCTCAACCCTATGATAGCGTTGATTCCATCTTGTTGCAAGATGTGATTCATCGCCACCACAGAATGAGGTGAGACCCGCTGATCCAGCATCGTTGACGCCCACAATCCTGAGTCCACGTTGTATACGTGCAGGAAGTAGGCTCCTACAGCTGTCGGATGCATAAAATAATCCTTTATTAAAGAGGTTATTAGATGTGTCCATAACAGCCTGGCGCGATGCCGGACTGTCGGCGACTAAAGTCTTGGGTTTTACAGGAGTTACATCGTAACCCATGTACCCATCGACTCCGCAGGATTCTCTAAAATGTCCGTTAACAAAGCTTTTGGCTTTATTAACTTTCAATTGTAGAGCTTCCATAACGCGGATGAGTCGCACATACCCGTATTTGGGGATAATAATATCATCCCCATATACGCGCACACGGCCACGTAACTTTCGTATAGAGTCCCGTGTCACTGTACCGTCCAGGCATACGCCTAAAGCGATACAGAGAAACACGATACTCTGTACGGGAAACGTGACAGCTGTTCCTTGCGAGGCGAACTTCTTGGTTAACAAGAAGCTAGGAATATCAGAAATGTCATCTCTGATATACCTCGTACGTGCGGCGTGCAAAGCGTTTAAGACAGAGGGATTTCCTCTGAATATACGCTCCACGGTCCAACACGTAAGACGATCACTGGCGTCAGACAAATCTACTGTCGCTAATGATCGATCCAAGGAAGCTTGGAGCACCATGTCTCCTGATTTCTGCTGATCCCTCAAGTCGATAAACGAAGAGCATATTCCAGCTCTAAGTCTATCTTCAAAGAAGGCCAGCATACCTTGCTGACACCACATATGTGATGTCGGCTCGGAGGCAATAAGCCTAGGACCTTTTGCGGTCTTAGGTACTGCCATCAGACGACTGGGAGGCTCATGAGAGTTTGGAATATCAATATTAGACCCTGCAGATGTACCGCAGAGCCTAAATTGAAAAACTCTCTCAAGCTTAGCAGACCATGTCCATTCATCGCTTCTGCGATGAGGTAGGATACGTTCTGCAACAGCGCCTGTGCCATGCCTAAAACCGATACCTCTAGAATTCATTTCCCGTTCGGTCGAAAACCAAATGGGATCATAAATTCCAAGGTCATCGGAGATCAAGTCAGCTACACGCTGAACCTGATCAAGGAGACGATACGTTCCCATATCAGGAACCCGGTCTTCTAATTGGAGCTCTTCTTGCGAAGAGACTTCAGGAAGGAAACCAGGGACTTGAATAGGTTGATAGACACTGTCGCCAAGGTGGCGATAGCGGCTATTTTCGTAGTCGTCGAGGAATCCGTTCCCTGCCCAATCAAGGGTGGGGGATCGAAGCCTCCATTCGATGTCATGGTACGCCCTGACTGCCGCTTTAACACGGCGTTCTGAGCATTCCACGGCTATCTTCTTCCCAAGAGCACAAAGTACTCTCAAAAAGAATATAGCGTTCACATCGACGTCCTGTCGTAGGCAGGCGCTATTATCGAACACACGTAACCAGAGTCCCCGAAATAATTTGGGTACCCTGATCTTGCTGGAAACCTGTCGTGAGACAGGTCCATGCAAGACAAGACGTCCAACCTCAAGCCCTTCAAGAAGAAGGGTATCGAGGTTAGGGAGATCTAAAGTAAAGAACTTTAGACCTCGCGTTCGACAATAAAGGGCGAGTCTATCGAAGTCTTTCGACAAACATCCCTCTAACGCCGGGTATGTCAGAAGAATATCCTTACAGATACCTTCTGCGACATGGAGTAGAGCGTCCGCTTGGCTTTTCATTCTAGGACCTTTCGGTTCGAGGAATCCAAGCCGCGGAATGCAGTTTCACTTGCTAGATCGTTTGGGACCTAACAACCCAAACAGGAGTCTTACGACTCCAGATTGAGCATGCGGGTGACGTTTGCACCAGAGCTTGCTGACAAATAAGCCAGCATGCCCAGAGCAACGTTCAGAGGATCAGTGAGGGTATCACCCTGCTGATTCTCGATGACCAGGTAGACCTTTCTAACTGTAGAAAGGACCGCCGGCGCCACCGGAAAGACAGTCTGAACAAGCTCCGCATTGTGACGATCAATCATCACTTTGCGTTTCTTGTCCATGTAACTGGTATTCCGGATGTTGAACCGAAGTTCATCAGTCGTCGATCGGAGAAGATATTCGGAAGAATATCCATCCTGACGAATGCGAACAAGGTTCTTGGCGACACCATTGATGGTGATCGCTGCAGGATCCGCGAAACTCATAGTCTACTCCTTGGTTGGTGCTCTCATAATCTCCTTGCAGTCTTAGAAAGGACTGCTCTTAAGGAGAGTTAGAGCACCCCCAATGCCAATCTTACCTGCATCGATTTGATCGATGAAGGGGATTGACGCCTCAGGAAAAACAGCCGAGATATCTCGGTACTTATCCTCTACCTTAGCAAGAGCCGGCGATAAATAAGCCGTCCCTTGCGGGTAAGCGGGATCCGTACTGAAATTCCACTCGGAACTGATGTGTCGCATCACAGTAACAGATGCGAGACTGGCACCAACGGTATTACGTGTGGCAGACAGATAGTCGCCAACGTTACCGAACCAGTCAATGAGCCAGGACCAAGGAATTAGCTCCCAGACAGTACCCATATCAATGGTATTGCCTTGAAGCACCTTCCAGGCTGTCTCAACATCAGGATGGGGGTTAGTATCCCAGGGAAAGAATGTAGCTGAAGGTAACCACCTACAGTGCACTCTAACAACCTCGGTACATGTATATCCAGCTAAGGCCGTATAAAAGCCAAAGTTGGATTGCATTGTAGAGTTCCAAGTCAAACGATTTGAACCTCTCCAAACCTCCACTGTCTTACGGTAGCCACCTCGACCATGAACCTTCTTGAGGACCTCCACGCGTTTTGCAACGCGTTTATGGACATCAAGAATTTTCTTTAGGTCGTCCAACAACGGATTAATTCCGAAGTCGGTTGCTAACAAAGCGCCTGCACCTCGTTTTGCAAGGGAGTTAATCCCAACATTGCGAAGTGCATCCACTATGTCATGCATCTGAGCAATTTCAGACGGCAAATCAATATATGGTTTCGAAGGGTTGGTTCTCTTCGCACCCATAGTTGCCGCTGCAATTGCATCAGGGCTACCACTAGGTCTAGCATGGTCCCAACCGGGAAAACTTTCGAATATGTCCGCAATGTAATTATTCCATTGCGTACTATCCGGCTGTCTCCCGTTGATACGACCTCCACTAAAGGATCTCTTGGTAATATGTAACGGATTGTTATCCGTTGTACCAAGATGGTGATCAGCAATGCTACCACTAGCAGTGGTAACAGGGTAATCACCCCCTAAGTGAAGTCCACCGAACTCCCAAAAGGCAGTTCCTTTCGGAGCTACCTGTCCGAAGTCTCGGTATCGCGCGACCATATAAACCTCCTGAGTAGTATGAGGGAAATGTCTAAGACTTTTGGCATATCATGCCATACGTGATAGACATGCGAGGAGCTTAAAG